TTTTATTATAAATTTTCTTTTTGGTTGGTGACCAGACGATGGTTTTATCATCTACCAATTGGAGGAAATCTTTATCGGTAGACATTACCACCGCCTGCTCTTTCTCATTAAGTAATTGAGTTGTAACGTAAGCAATTACATCATCTGCCTCAATACCATCGTAAATCATTGTTGTAACTGGAAGATACTCAAGAATTTTGGCTAGCCAAACAAATTGGCGTTTCATAGATTCTCTTTCATCTTCATCATTCATTAATTCAGCATATTGACGATTTACTCGGAGTTTATTAGAATCTCTTTGGGATTTATACCCATCAAATCTCTTTTTTCTCTTTTGAGAGCCACCTTTACCATCGAACACTACAATACATCTTGTTGGTTGAGTCATTCTAATAGCATAACCAATTGATTTAAGAACACCCACAACTCCACCAACATGATCACCATCATCGTTCATAGTAGGAATAGATGACCAACATCTTATAAATGTATTCAATCCATCTACTATTAAAACACGAGAATTTTTGTGTTTGTCAATGTTTTGAGAGTGTTCTTTCTCAACCGAATCTAAAATGTTTTTGTATAGTTCTTTCATTATTTTATAGGGAAATATTTTTCAATTGCTTCTAATCGGTCATCTGCATCAACTAACATTTTTAATGCATCTTCTGCATTTTTATAAAAATCATCAGTAGAATGATCTCCGATACCAACAGCTTTATTTTCTAATAATTCCAAACTTAATAATGCCTTTGCTTTATCTGCTTCTGCAGATGTTTTTAACATTTGTACTAACTTGCTCATAAATTGATTTTAATCTTCTCCAATTACTTCACCATCGATTTCCATATTTTCTATATCCATCGTATCTGATTTATATTGAAGAATTGTTTGTTCACAAATCTTTTTATAAATTTGTTCTCTAATTTCAACTCTTTCTTCCATCATTTGAATGAAATCTTTTGATTGAAATTTGATAATTTCTCCGGTATCAGTATCGGTATATTCATACCAAGCACCACCTTGTTTAACAATTTTATTATCTTTCATCACACCTAACCAAGATCCATAATTATCGATACCCCTATCAAAGAAAATATCGAAATCAGCAGCTCTCAATGGTGGGCCCATTCGGTTTTTGATAACTTGTGCTCGTACTTTCATACCAACAATTTTATCTTGTCCACCTACTTTACTTTTAATTTGACCCATACCCTTCAAACGTAATCTTACAGATGCGTGGAAAGCGAGTGCTTTACCACCTGATGTTGTCCAAGGGTCAGAAAATGCCATTGCATTTAACTTTTGACGAAGTTGATTTGTGTAAACAAGGAGGATTTTTTGTCTACCAATCATATTGGTAATCTTCCTCATTGCCTTTGAGATGATAATTGCTTTATCGGTAGCGTATCCATCTTTACCATAATCAGCTGCAAGTTCAGTTTTTGTTGAAGCCGCTGCAACTGAATCGGTTACAATAGTTACTAATCTATCTTTATCAGTTTGTCTTACTTTTTCAATGATTGTTTCAGTAAAATCAAAAATTTGTTCAACTGAATCAGCAGATACATAAAGAAGTTTAGAAATATCCACACCGATTGCTTCTAAAAAATCTCTACTAACCGCAGTTTCAGTATCAATTAAAACAGCAACACCACCCTGCTTTTGAGTTTCTGCGAGTAAGTGTGCTGATAAAAGAGATTTACCACTTTGTTCTAATCCAGTGATTTCAACAATTCTACCAACAGGCAAACCACCGTATGGACGATTTGAAATCGCAACATCTAACATCGCACATCCAGTTGACACCCAACCCTCAACATTTGTTGGAGTTGCATCATCATCTAAAAAAAAGGCTACTTTTTGATCTTTGGATTGTTTGTTTAGTTCATCCGCAAGGATGTCTGCCAAATCGACAGCTTGTTTTTTTGCCATAAATTTTTTTTAAAATTAAGAGTTAAATAAATCGTCAAAAGCAGCTTCTACTTCTGAAGTTGATTTAGATACCTTTTTTGGTTCTTCAACAACTTTACTTCCACCCAAATCATGTGAAACTTTTTTATTCGTTAAAGTTTCTTCGGTGACTGATTTTTCCGATTGATTGGTTTGTGTTGATTTTGTAGGGTCTAACCAACTTTCTTATACGTTCTTCAATTCATCGTATGATAATTCTTGATACAATTCAGTAATTGCAGTTTGCTCATCAATAAATGATTTAGCTTTTTCAGAACTCTCGTGAATTGGAGTTGGGTTAGGTTTTACTCTTAAAGTTGTAGTTGGATATGATGTTCCTGCATCTTCTGCTGATACATATTCAACAGTTAAATCTCTACCATTTACTGGATCGGTAATATCACCATAATCTGGATCTGCGATGTATCCTAAAATTTCTTGATATACCGTTTTACCAAATCCCCAAAAACGAACACCATCGCCTTCTTCACCTCTTACAATAATAGGTACAAAAGTTCTCAACTTTGGCTCCATAGCCTTAGCCGCTTTCCAATCTTCTTTATCACCCATACGTTTCAACTTATCAGCAAACTCAACAATAGGGTCGGGTCTACCAAATGAAACTGGTGACAAATAAGTTTTGTTATTAATGTTGTAGTGAAAATAAAGTTCGATGAAAGGATTGTCTTTGTTAAATTTGTAAGGAACAATACGAACTTGATGTTTACCGGGTGTGGGTTTCCACAATGCCTCGGTTTTCTTTTGAGTGTTTTGTAGTTTGTTTAGTCTACTTCTAATTGCATTAATGTCTAGTGCCATTTTCTTTTCCTTTTAAATGTTAATAATTAAGTTGTTTTATGGTTTTATTTACGAGTCTTTCCTACTCGCGGTGTGTACTTATAAATATAAAAAAACCCAAAAATCACACCGAAATTTAAAAGGTTTTTTTAT